ATTTTAGAGTAGTTGATGATGGTGGAGTAGTAGAAAGTTTAGATTGTGTAATCTTTTAATAAAAAAATAAAATAAAATAAATAAATAAATTATGGCAACACCAAGTTTAGCAATGATACCGAGTGGGTATAAAGCACAAAAAGTGTATTCTGTTCTCCCTACAAATGGGGATGGGGATTTTACTTTTGCGAGGTCTGGAAGTGCAACAAGAGTAAATCAAAGTGGTTTAATAGAAACAGTAGGAAACAATGTACCAAGATTGGATTATTCTGATGGAGGTTGTCCGAGTTTGTTGTTAGAGCCACAGAGAACTAATTTAGTTACTTATAGTGAAGATTTTAGTCAATCAGATTGGGTTGAAGGTAATTCAAGTATAGAAAGTGATACTTTAATTTCTCCAAGTGGTTTATTAAATGGTTCTACATTAACAGATAATACTGCAAATACAATACATAGATTAAGAGATTCTGTATCTTTGTCTGCATCTACTGATTATGGTTTAAGTATTTTTGCTAAAAAAGGAACTTTATCTAATATACAACTTGCACTTATTAATACTGGAAATAGTAATACTGCGAGTAGAGTTTTTGATTTAGAAAATGGTGCTTTAGGAGAATCTATAACTGTTGCTGGTACATTATCAGATTCTAAAATTACTGATTATGGTAATGGTTGGTATAGATGCGAAATTACTGCACAACTTAACTCAACACCTAACACTTGGCAAGTAACACTTGCTACACAAAGTAGTGGAAATACAACTATTGCTAATCAAGTTACTTATGATGGAGATGGTAATGGTAATGTTCATTTATGGGGTGCTATGCTCGAACAAGGCTCATATACAACAAGCTATATACCAACCAACGGAAGTACAGTAACTCGTTTTGCAGAAACTTGTAATGGTGCTGGAGATGCAGATACTTTTAATGATTCAGAGGGTGTTTTATATGCAGAGATAAGTGCTTTGGCTGATGATAGTACTGCAAGATACTTTTCATTAAATAATGGTTCAAGTAATAGAGTTAGATTTGGCTATGGAACATCTACCAATAGTGTTAGGTTGTTTGTTGTATCAACTACAACTCAAGTAGATTTAACTGTACAATTATCTGATACTACATTGTTTAATAAATTTGCAATAAAATACAAAGCAAATGATTTTGCTATTTGGGTTAATGGAATAGAGGTTGCCACAGATACAAATGCAAATACACCAGTTGGTTTAGTTCAATTAAATCTTGATAATTGTTGTGGTTCTGATAACTTTTATGGGAACGTAAAAGATGTAAGAGTTTACAACAATGCATTATCAGATAGCGAATTACAAGCATTAACATCATAAATTATATACAATGAGAATTTCAAAATACGAGTTTAACAGTAAAGAACAAGCACAAGAAAAGATTGATGCTTTAGGAACTGCAACAGATGAAAACGGAAAAGAATATCCAACTCACAAAAGTACTATTGTACAATTAGGTAACATCGTTTTGGAACAAGGGGAATACGATGAAAACGGAGAAGAAATTACTGCACTAGTATTATCTGACAAATGGCATTTAGACGTTGCTTGGGATGATGCAGAAATCACATCAGAAGATGGAGAGGTAGACCATCCTTATGGTTGGAAATCTTACGCAGTTGATATTGATGGCGATGGAGTACATTCTTTCTTTGGGTTAAGCTACGATTCATTAAAGTTGTAAAAAGTGGATATGCAAGACCTAAAATTAGCGTTTATAAATTTCCTTACTTTTACAGTAAGTTTCTCTGATGCAGAGCAATGGCTAAAATTAACGCTTTTAGTGGTGTCTATTGCATATACAGTTCTAAAGATTTTTAACTTAAAAAAGAAGAGTGAGTAAATACTTTAAAGAAATAGAGTATAAAATGGATGCTGACTTTCTTGCTAAATTAGATAAGGCAAGAGAGTTGGCTAACATACCTTTTACAATTAATTCTGCTTACAGAAATGCAGACCAAAATGCTCGAGTAGGTGGTAAACCAAATTCAAGCCATTTAAGAGGACTTGCAGTAGATATAAGGGCAAACGATAGCAGTACAAGATATATTGTCTTAAATGCTCTAATAAGAGTTGGCTTTAATAGAATAGGTGTTGCGAGTTCATTTATTCACGTAGATGATGACAAAGAAAAAGCGAGTAATGTAATTTGGACATATTAAAAGGATTATTTCATACGGTTATGTTTATTATGGGGGCAATCATAAGAACTGACTGTGTTAAATATCCAAACCTACTAATGTTATTTGGTTGGTTGTTAATAATAGTTCTAACCCTTTATAAAATATTATGGAAATAAACTTAATTTTATTAGTTCCTAACGCAATGATTTTAGGATGGCAGTATCACGAACCAGAGAAAGGATTTGAATATTCAGAACTTAATCTGTTTTTATTCTTTGGTCAAATACAAGTACGATGGGAGTAATTACTCTCGTTAATCGAACAAGGGTAAATAACTAAACTTATACAGATGAAAAAGATACTTAATTGGTTTACTGGTGGTGTAATTAAAGAAATAGGTGATGCGATAGACAAACTATTTACCACAGAAGAAGAACGCTTAAAAGCCAAGAATGAGATATTCAAGGTACTACAAGAACAACAATTAGAATTACAGAAACTACAAACAGAAATAATTGTTACAGAAGCAAATGGTAATTGGTTACAGAGAAGTTGGAGACCAATACTTATGTTAGCATTTGGTTTTATAGTTATATATGTTAAATTCATTGCACCTTTATTTAACTTACCTATTCCTCCTTTAGAGAATGAGTTTTGGAACTTATTACAGTTAGGTATCGGAGGTTATGTAGTAGGTAGAAGTGCTGAAAAGATAGCAGGTAACATTACGTTTAAAAAATAAATTATATTTTATTAGGTTATTTAAAAAAAAATATATAACTTTGTAATTTATTAATACTTCACTATTATAAAAATAATTATAAAAAAATAATAATAATAATTAATATTATATTTAAAAATAATACTATTATAGTATAAAAATAAATATAAGATATCTGACCCCTATTCAATAAAAAAAATACATACTTATTAACAAAGAGTTTTTTATTTGTCCTATAATGATTATATTTGTATATGTCTAAGGAATATAAAAGAAAACAATATAGTTTTTCTTTACATAAGGTTGATTATACTGATTCCTATACTGAAGAAATGGATTGCGAAGGTTTATCTGTTTTGAAGTGGAGTATGTTTGATAGTCCTGACAAATTGGGTAGTGGAAAATACTTTATGGAAAGTGAACCAGTTTTCATATTAGATGAGGTATTTAGGAAAGATAGAATGTCAGGATTCATACTTCAAGGATATACGAGTAAGACTTATGCTGATAAGATAGCACTACCGAGTAATAGTGGTCATAGAGTTGGTAAGTCAATTAAGTTTAGGTGTATCAACAAGACTAAGAGGTTTAAGATGATTAGGGGTCTTATTCAATATGGAATAGAGAGAATACAAGTTACTAATGAATGGATATACTTTGATACAGATAACTATTTAAAAGACCCTGAGTTTATTTGCGTTTAATTTTCTTTTTTGTTTTTATTATTATATGTTTGTTTTTAATTATGGAGAGGTGTAAAAGCCTCTCTTTTTTTAACTTTAACATTTCTTTAACATTTTATTAAATAATTATTTGTATGTTTGCATAGAACAATTAAACAGATGAGAATATTAATAATTAAATTAAAGCAATGGTGGAACAAAGTAATAGTATTAAAACGATAAACGACTCTGCTTGGGAGAAGTTAAGGAAACAGATAGAGTATCATTTAGAACAAGACAGTAATTTAACTGATATTAGAATCAACTACCAAGTAAAGATACCAGCAAGAGGTACAAGAAACTACTTAGGATTAAACGTAAATATAAACAACTAAATAATGAAAGACTTAATAGATTTTAAAAATGCACAGATTACTGCATTACAGAAAAGATTATTTGAATTAGAGACTAAGGTAGGTGAGTATGAAACCTACATCTTTGAACTAACAGATAAGGATTGCCCACAGGAGTACAAACAAATAGTTAAAAACGAATTATTAAAAACCGAGTAAATTATGACCATTTTAGAAAAATTACAGAGAATCCAATTAGAGCTAAAAGCACCTAAGAACCAAAGAAACAATTTTGGTAAGTACAACTATCGTTCAGCAGAAGACATCTTAGAAGCGATTAAACCTTACGAAGAGAAGTACAAGGTAGTATTTAAGATTAACGATAAGTTAGTTCAGTTAGGAGACAATGTTTGTGTAGATTCAGAAGCTAAGATTATTGACATTGAATCTATAGATAGAGAAAGTTCAGTATCATCTTCTGCACAAGCTATTATAGACTTCCAATCTAAAGGTATGCAGATGCCACAGAGAACAGGAGCTGCCTCATCTTATGCTAAGAAATATGCTTTAGGTAACTTATTGTTATTAGACGATACTAAAGATAGTGATGCTACAAACAATCATTCTAAGAGTACTAAGACTGTACTTAACACAAACAAGTAGTGAGTTTGATAAAGTAAAGAAATACTTAAAGGATGGAGGTTCTATGGAAGCAGTAGAAGCAAGATACACTATGTCAAAACAAGTTAAACAAATCTTAATTAAATAATATGAATTACAAATTAACAGAATTACAGTCAGAAGCAGATGTTATTAATCTTATAGGTTATGATACACCAATGAAATTTAACTATACAAGTGAAGGTGTTTTTGAGTTTCAAACACTAATACCTCAAATGTATGATAATATGGATTTATTTACTTATAAGGTAGAATTTTTTATAGAAGAAGATACTCGACCAGAGTTCTTTAATCACGACTCTTTTAGTAATTTCTTATCAAATTACCAAATACATACTGTAAACATAGATTATAATGGGCTTGGTGATTCTCAACAGATTTATTTTAAAGGGTATCAAACCACTGATGAGTTTAGGCAGACAAGATTAGGTTTCTTTTTAGATAAATACGGAATAAGAGATAGGTTTGAAAACAATGTAAATAAATTTGGAGAACTAAGTTTAAGTGAACTTTATAATTGTGATATGGATTTACAGCAAACTATATCAAATGCGTTCCCATTTAGAAAGACTCCAGAAGGAGAGAATAAGTGGTTAGAAATATGTGAATTATCATTAAAATATTAAATAATATGAATAGTATAGAGCTAAAGCCAACAGGTAAAGAAGACCATTACAGACTTATTTTAAACGGAGTAGATGTAACAGGTGAACAAGAGCGAAGTGTGTTCAGACACATTATAGAGACCATAGATAACGGAATAGAAGTAGGAATATAAATATTAACAATTAAATTAAAATTAGAATTATGAGTTTACAATTAACAGGAACAATTAAATTAATCGGAGAGAAACAAGTATTTGACTCTGGATTTCAGAAAGTAGAATTTGTTATCACAACAAATGATGAGAAGTACCCTCAAGATGTTAAGTTTGAAATCGTACAAGATAAGGTAGATGACTTTATCAAGTATAACAAAGTAGGAGCATCTGTAGACGTAAGTTTCAACGTCAGAGGTAATGAATACAATGGTAAGTACTATGTGAGTCTTTCGGCTTGGAAAGTGTTTAAATCAGGAGCTAATGCACCAGCAACAGATATTGGTGTGCCAACAGAGGAATTAGCAACTAACGATTTACCTTTCTAAATTAGACAAGGGGAGGTTTAAAAGCCTCCCTTTTTTTTATTAATAAACAAAACAACAAATATGACAGAACAAGAATTACAAGAACATAACGACCACATAATGTATATGCAATCTATAGAGGAAGAATGTGCTATAGATATAAATAAAAAGATAGAACATCCTCCTGTAGCAATTAGCTTTAAGAACAAAGAGGTAGTTACTAAAGATGGTAGTGTTAAGGAGTTCCCTATACCTATTGGAACTTATGGTAACTTTAGCTTCATACAAGCCCCTCCAAAGTCAATGAAGACATTTTTTGTTAGTTTATTAGGTTCAGCATTTTGTAACCCTAATGGTGATTTTACTAAAGGTATGAGTTCTTTTAGAGGTAATAAACACTTTGTACACTTTGACACAGAGCAAGGCGACTGGCATTCACAGAGAGTATTTAAGAGAATAGAATGGATGAACAAGGGATTGAAATTAGATTTCTACCATACATTTGCTTTAAGAAAAATAGGTTATAAAGATAGGATAGACTTTATACAGTACTACTTAGACTGTATGAGAGAGGAAGGTAGAGAAATAGGTTTAATAGTAATTGACGGAATTGCAGATTTAGTGAGCGATGCCAATAATTTAGAGGAGTCTAATTTAATTGTACAAAAAGTAATGGCTTGGTCAACTGTCTATAATTGCCATATTGTAACTGTAATCCATAGTAACTTTGGTTCAGATAAACCAACAGGACACTTAGGTAGTTTCTTAGAGAAGAAAGCAGAGACACAAATACAATTAGAAAAAGATGAGAATAAGTTTGGTTGTATAACAGTATCTTGTAAGAGAAGTAGAAACACACCATTTGAATCATTTGATTTTATGTTAAATGAAAATGGACTACCTAAAATAATTAGTGCTGACGAAATACTTACTTTCTAATAAGTATGTTGATAACTTTTCAATAAAAACTATGCAATAAGCATTATATTTATAACATAAGATATAATTATGAAAGATTTTAGACCAAGATTAAAAGGTAAGATATTAAAAGCCTACCAAAACCTAACTAAAGTAGAGAACAGAGTTCTTGTTATAGGTGATTTGCACGAGCCATTTTGCTTAGATGGTTATTTAGACTTCTGTAAAGAACAGTATGCTATACATAACTGTAACAAGGTTGTTTTTATTGGGGATGTTATTGACAATCATTATTCAAGCTATCACGAATCATCAGCAGATGGTATGGGAGGTAAGTTTGAGTTAGAGCAAGCGGTAAAGAAATTAGCTAAATGGTATAAAGCATTTCCAGATGCAGATGTTACTTTAGGTAATCACGATAGAATTATTATCCGTAAAGCACAATCATCTAACATTCCAAGTAAATGGATTAAGGAATTCTCTGAGGTATTAGAGACACCTAATTGGAACTTTGTAACAGAGGTTTATTACGATGGTGTTAGGTATGTTCACGGAGATAAAAGTGGTAAAGCAAGAATGGCTGCAAAGAGAGATATGGTGTCTACTGTATCTGGACACTACCATACAGACTTTTATTGTGAATGGATGTTTGGTAAGACAAGAGCTATCTTCGGTATGGCAGTAGGTTGTGGTATAGATAGTAAATCATATGCTATGGGATATATGCAAGGAGGTAAGAAAGAAGCAGTTGGTCTCGGTATTGTATTAGGTGGTCATACTGCTTTTAATGTAAAGATGGACTTGTAATGACAGAGCAATCTACTATAGATTTATTAAATAACATTAAAGGTATTAACCTTTCATTAGCATCGGACACTTATAGTTGTTACGATGCTTTTGACGTTAATTACATAGTTGAAATAAAGAACAGAAGAAAGTATTATTCTGATAAAATTATTGAAGCTATGAAAATGTATAGAAATTATCAAGAAGCACAAATAAAAGGAAAGACGTTTTTATACGTTGTAACAGACGAAAAAGGAGTTTGGGTATTCAATATATCCAAGAACATATCATCTATCGTTAAAACACCTGTAAAAGCCTTTAAATGCCCTAAGACTACAGATTTTAATGACAACAGTAAAATAGACAAGTACTCTTATGAACTACCTGAGTCAATGGCTAAATACATAGAATATGACTCATAAGATTATATCCCCTTTATTTGTAACGCTACCGAGAAAGACTGTTAAAGATAAGAGGATTGCTTTGAATATGAATACATATAGGAACTTACATCATAGAATAAGTAATGATGCTAAGAAAGCCTATTCAGAGGCTCTTAGAGAGCAGTTAGAAGGCTTATCTATACAAACACCTGTCGAGGTAACTTATAAGGTCTATAAAGGCTCTAAAAGACGCTTAGACAAGATGAATGTAGTTAGTGTAGTAAGTAAGTTCTTATTAGACTCTATAACCGAGTATGGTTGTTGGGAAGATGATTCAGATGATTATGTAAAGAAAGAGACTATAATGCCGACAGAATTAGATAGAGAGAACCCAAGAGTAGAAATAATTATAAAAGAGATTTAATGTTAGAGAAGTTAGCAGTTCATCACGAGTTATGGATTAAGATGTTAGTGAATTTAGGTTGTAAGACTGATGTTGCTAAAGACTTAGTTCAAGATATGTATCTGAGGATGCACAGACTTGTGAAAGATGAGAGTAGGATTATGTATAAGGATGATGTTAACAGGTACTTTGTATGGATTACATTGAGAAACCTTTACTATTCTTATTTAAAAGATAAAAGAAATAGTATTTTCTATGAGATATTAGAGAATGATGAGGTTGTTCAATCTGAATACGATATAGCAGAAGACGATGCGTTTAGTGCTATAATGAAGCAGGTAGAAAATATAATATCCGATTGGACTGTTTATGACAGGAGGTTGTTTGAGTTATACTTTATACAAGGCTTGTCGTTACGAGCAATATCTAAAGGTGCTAAGATAGGATTAACTTCTATACATAATTCTATACTAAACCAAAAAGCTATATTAAGAGAACATTTATCAGAAGATTTAATAGATTACTTTAACCAAGATTTTGACAAGATATGAGACCAGATAATTATTATTTAGAATTAGAGAAACAAGGATACTACGAAACTATAGACAAGAGGTCTAAAGATTACAGAGAGTATAAAGAATGGAAAGCATCTAAGAGAAGTGAAGACTACAGTAAGTTAAAGCAGAATGTAGAAGCACAATCAAAAGGTGTAGGTGATACAGTAGCTAAGATTACTAAGGCTACAGGAGTAGACAAGTTAGTTAAGTTTATAGCTGGTGAGGACTGTGGTTGTGATGAGAGACAAGTTAAGCTAAACAAGTTATTTACTTATAAAAAGATAAACTGTATCTCAGAAGATGATTATACTTACTTAAGTGATTTTGTAGATAGCAATACAAGAAAAATAACTAATCAGCAGAAAGTAAGATTGATTACCATACACAATAACATCTTCAATACCAATCAGAAAACTAACACAAGTTGCTCTCCTTGTATATCAGGAGTAGTGAATAAACTTAAAAAGTACTTGCAAGTTTATAAATAGTTTTGTAGATTTGCTTTAAATAAAACATAAAACATTATGAAGCGAACTAAAGAACAACGATTGACCAAGTTTTGGGAAAACAATATAAACCCTATCACAGGATGGGTTGATGACAAAAGAGTCTATAGAAAACCTGTGTATATTAAATCAATACCAAGTTATGAAAGTAATCTTTGATGCAGACAGTTTAATCTATGCCTCTTGTTTCAAGAGGAAAGATGACAGACAATCTTCAGATGATATATTTGAGACTGATGTCAATGTAGCTTTCGATAAGTTTGAGGATAGCTTTGGTAAGCTAATTTCTTTCTTGGAGGAATTGGTAGAGATAGATGAGATTATCTTTTGTAATGGTTCTAAAAATAACTTTAGAAAGGATATATCTCCTACGTACAAGTTAAACAGAACGCAGAAGAGACCAGAAATATTACCTCTACTTCACGATATGGTTAAACTTGCATATGATTCTGTTTATGGTGATGGGGTAGAAACAGATGATGTTGTAGCTACATTGTGGGCAGAAGAGGTAGAGAAGAATGGTGTTGATTCTGTAATCATAATGTCATTGGACAAAGACTATAAGCAATTCCCCTGTTGGTTTTATAACTACAACTACAAGAGTAGAGAGCTAATTAAGATTTCAGAGCAAGAAGCAAATGAGAACTTCTACTATCAGATGATAATTGGCGATACTGCTGACAATATAAACTACTGTAAGGGGTATGGTAAGGCTTATGCTAAAAAGTTGTTTAAAGACTCTAAAAACAAGTATTCATTAGTCAATAGAACCTATAGATTGTATAAGGAGATATATGGAGACGATGCTAAATCTATGTTTAATGAAGCTAAGTCATTACTAACACTTAAAACAGACTGTTATGAAAACATTAAGCGATGATGATAGGTATATTGTGGAGTTGTACTTCTCGAATTCAATAATAGAGATTCAAGAGGGTTTACCTAAGTATATTTTAGAAGAAATTTTAGAATATTACGAGGAACAAGAGTATTATTTGGCTTGTGCTGGTATAAAAAAGGCTTTAGATTGGTATGAGACCAATACTTTCACTAAAACAATGATAGAAATAGATAAAATAAAAGAAAATAACAAATTAAATTAAAACAAACAAGATGAGAGGATATAATAAACAAATAGCAGATGATTTAGCTAAAGATTACGAACAGTTAACAGGAATTGAGCTAAATAGCAATTCAAGGAAGACAGAGATAATGATTACACGAACATTATTCTATAAAATACTAAAAGATTTGAACTTTATGACTGATGAGATGATTTCTGATTGGTTTAACACAAGAGGTGTGCAAAAAGGTCGTTCTTCTATAACTCACGCAGTAAAAAAAATAGGTATCTACTATAAATCATTTGCATCGTTTAGAAATACTATATAATGTATACTTTAATGATAAGGCTGAAGAGTTTCTTACAATAGAACAAGCACAAAAGAAGCGTTTAAACGACTCTAAACAGAATATCTATACAAATACACTAAACAAAGATAAAGATGCCTTAGAAGTGCTTATAGACACTATTCCAGAGGATAGAAGAGAAGAAGTGCGAGAGATTGTTAGTTTAAGGATTAAATCTTGGAGTTGGAAAACTAAAGATGAATGTCAAGTTTTTTTAGGAGAAACCTCTATGGAGGGTTACTGTTTTTAATCAATAAATTATATATTATGGGAATATTTATAACAATACTTATTATAGTGATAATAAAAATAATAGTTACAATCAAAGAGAATTAATTATGAGAGGAACACAACCACATTACGAGAACGGAAAAGATTACGACATCATAGATGTTATAAGAGATTACGATTTAAACTTCTGTAGAGGTAATATCATCAAGTATATTGCAAGAGCAGGTAAGAAACACGATGAACTACTTGACTTAATTAAGGCACAAGACTACTTAAATAGGGAGATAGAACTGTTGAGAAGTAAAGATAGGGTAGACAGGTAAATGTTAAAGAAATGTTAAAATTTGTTAAAAAGTATTGTCATTTTAAAAAAGTATTGTAGATTTGTATAATAATCAGGCAGATTGCCATAAAATAAATAATTATGTTACATTACAAAATTTACGACAACCAAAAGAAAACTGCACAAAAAGTGTTTAACTCAATTAGTCTTGGTAATAGACGAATACACTTAGTTGCACCTACACAGTCAGGTAAGACAGGAACTATTATTCATTTAGCTAATATGCTTCCTAATGACAACTTTATATTGACATCAGGAATGATGGACAATCATTTGTTTAATCAGAATAGTTATATTGCAGAAGTTGCTGCTAACAACATTAGAGCTATAAAGATACATAACTTACTTAAAGAACCTAATCCTAAGAAGATAGTTAAAGACCTTAATATAAAGTACATTGTTATTGATGAGAATCATTTTGGTATAGGTGAAGATTCAAGATTAGATTTATTTATAAAAGACTTGCATAGTAACTGTCCTAATGTTACTATCATATGGGTTGGAGCTACAGGTTACCAGTTAATAAACAGTAGTGTTATTGATGATACTATACAGATGGAAGTTCCAAGTAATTACTATGGTGTTTCAGATATAATAAAGTCAGGTAACGTTATAGACTCTAAGAACTTTGAGTACTTGTCTGAGTTAGATTCTAAGATTAGAAAAAAGAATAAGGTAGACTATGGTGTTATTGTTAACGATGAGATGATGAATGTACTTAATCACTTAAAATCATTTAAGAATGGATTAGGTATTCTTAGGGTTCGTTCAAGAGCATCTGCAAGTGTTTTAAAACGTAGTTTAGCTAATAGATTTCCTTATGCTAAAGTTTTTGTTGCAGTATCAGGTAACGGAGGCTCGTCTATATCAGAGTCAATAAAAGATGCTAAAATACTATGTAAGAATAAAAGAGTTATATTAATTGTATGTCAATCATTGAAAGCTGGTATTGATTTAGGTGATGCAAAAGAATACATTAGGTTTGTGGTAGAGACTTATAAAACTTGTGCATCTGTGTCTCAAGGTTTGGTAGGTAGGATATGTGGTTATCACAATAACACATCTTGTTTATTTGTAGCAGACCCAGAAGCTATAGCTTTACAAGCTGCTTATGAGAATGACCATAGAGTTGTTAATGAGGATTTTTTATCTAAGTGTTTCTCAGAAAACTCAAAGAGGTTAGCTACTAACTTTTCATTCAAGAGCAAGTTTAACACTAAGAGTGAATATTACTATGGAGGTAACTCTTATAAAGTTAGTTCAATATTGGAACTTAAAAAAGAATGGTTTGCTGGTTATGATGACAGATACCTTGACAAAATAGCTAAACTTATGATTAAAATTAAAGATAGTAATGGTCAATATGTTTTAAAGTCATCAGACTATCCTTGCAATACAGATAGAATAAACACAATTCAAAGTGAAAAGTTTAAGCATAGAAAACAGTTTAACTCTTACATAAACAAAATGAGTGATAGAATTAACTTTACATCCATATTCCATAGGTTTGCTAATACCTCAGAGGGTAGAAGAAGAGGTGGATTTAAGGGTGGTGATTCTAATAAAGATTATGCTAAAGCAATAAAAGTTGGTGTTTTGTATGATAATAACGATAAAATGTTCTATATTGCGGTCAGAGATTCGCATATGACAAAGAGACAACTTAACTTAAATATTACTAATAAAACTATTTTTAACCTATTAAACGTATAATTATGAGATTTAAAGAGATTACAGTAGAACTGATAGAGAAGTACTTAGATGGAGTACTTCACGGAGACGAAGAGCATAGAGAATGGCTTACTGAAGCTACCTACGCATTCTTTGCAGAAGACAAGCCAGTACCTCCACCAAGAGGCTCAGGTACTAAAGATAGGCTTTATAAAGAGATAGAAACACTTCGATTAAAAATAAAACAATTAGAACAATGAAAGAACAACTAAAGGATAAGATATTATCAATAAGACCAGAATATTCAACAGAAGGCTTTTCTTCGAACCCACTTCCTAACGAAGTTTCTATCTATTATGAAGGAGAGGATTATACAATAGATTTATTCCTTGACATAAACGAAGTGCTAAGGATAGAGATATTAGAGGGAGAAGACACTTATGACTTATCTGATGCAGATATTACTTTTATATGTGGTTACTTGTCAGGTCTGTTAGAGTACCAAATAGAGATTACAAAGAACTATTACGAGGCTGAAAGAGGTCAGCAAGACAACTATTACTACTATAGCTAAAAACAAATAAAATGAAGATATTAGTGGCTTGTGAAGAAAGTCAAGCAGTAACAAAAGAATTAAGAAAGTTAGGACACGAAGCGTTTAGTTGTGATTTAATGCCTTGTAGTGGAGGTTATCCAGGATGGCATTATCAACAAGATGTTTTTGAGGTTATAAATAAAGGTTGGGATATGATGATTGCTCATCCTCCTTGTACATTTTTAGCAGTTAGTGGTGCAAGATGGTTATACAATAAAGATGGGAGTAAGAATGAAGAAAGATGGAAGAACCAAGCAGAAGCATTAGATTTTGTACAAAGGTTAATGGATGCACCGATACATAAAATTGCTATTGAAAATCCAATAAGTGTTATTAGTAGTAATATTAGAAAACCAGAACAAATAATTCAACCTTGGATGTTTGGAGATAAAGCACAAAAAAGCACTTGCTTATGGTTAAAGAATTTACCTTTATTAGAACCAACAGATATAGTTGAAAAAGGAGAGTTTATAGAGTTTATATCTAAAAAAGGTGTAAAGAAAAAACAACCTAAATGGTATTTTGATGCTTTGAAAAACGCTAAAACACCAGCAGAAAGAAGAACATTAAGAAGTAAAACATTTAAAGGGATTGCAGAAGCTATGGCTAAACAATGGACTTTATAAAATAAACAGAATAAAATTAAGACATTAAACAAACAGAATTATTTTAAATACCTAAAAAACAAAATAACAAGACATTAGTTATCATAATATGAGTAATTCACAAGAGATTAAGCCAACAGACGGTAGAAAAGGGAATAGTAGAAAGAAATCTATTCCCAAGCTACCTGTACCAGATAAAGAGAGGTCTAACAAACCTGCAATGAATACTGCTAAGAAGAATCGTAAGAAGCAATATGCTAAGAAAGCTATCAAGAATGTATTTGGTAGCGAGGTAAATGCTTTTGAGAGTTTAGCCAAGAAAGCAAAAGAAGGTAGCTACAATCATATGAAATTGCTTATGGACTACGCTTATGATGAAGACAAGGAAACCTCTACTAAAAAGCCTAATGCTCCTGTGATTAATTTCTTTGGAGATAGTATTGAAGGTAAGAAGATTAAAGATAAGATTATAGACGTAACACCAAAAGATGAGTAAGATAGACATACACGAAAAATACATACCTATTTTCAAGAATGATAGCAGGTATTTTGTTGTTACAGGAGGTAGGGGTAGTGGTAAGTCGTTTGGTATAAACGTATTCTTACTTAACCTAACCTATGAACAAGGTCATAAGATACTGTTCTCACGTTATACAATGATGTCAGCACATACATCTATTATACCTGAATTTATTGAGAAGATTAACTTAATGGGAGTTCACGATGACTTTAGGATAACTAAAGATGAGATTATGAACCTAAAGACAGGTAGCTCTATAATATTTAAAGGTATTAGAACGTCATCTGGTAACCAAACTGCTGCACTTAAATCCTTGAATGGTATAACAACATTTGTTGTAGATGAAGCAGAGGAACTTGTAGATGAGGGTACATTTGATAAGATTGACTTCTCTATACGTTCACAAACTAAACAGAACAGAGTCATTCTTATACTCAATCCAACAACTAAAGAGCATTGGATATATCAGAGGTTCTTCCAAAATGAAAACGTATTGGCAGCTTCTAATATGATTAAAGGTAACGTTACTTATGTACATACAACTTATAAAGATAATAAGAAGAACTTATCTCAATCATTCTTAGAGAGAATTTATGAGATGAAACGTAAGAGACCAGATAAATACCAGCACCAAATATTAGGAGGTTGGCTTGAGAAAGCTGAAGGTACTATTATAAGAAAATGGAGAGTTGGAGACTTTATTCCTACAGAACTTACTTGCTATGGACAGGATTTTGGATTTTCAGCCGATTTAACGACACTTGTGAAGATTTCGGTAGATAAGAACGCAAGAAAGGTTTGGGTTAAGGAAATCTACGGAAAACCTAATCTAAACACATCTGAGATAGCAGGTATGAATAGACGAGAGTGTGGTATGGATTTAATTATTTGTGATAATAGTGAGCCACGTTTAATATCAGAGATGAAAACATTGGGTCTTAATATAAAGCCTACAGTAAAGAAGAAAGGTAGTATATTATCTGGTATTGCTTTGATGCAAGATTATGAGATAATAGTAGATAGAGGTTCTCACGGTATAATAAGAGAGCTAAACAACTATGTATGGAAAGATAAGGGTGAAGCACCAATAGATAAGTTTAATCACTTTATAGATGCCATTAGGTATGGTATGATGTATTTAGTACAAGGAGTAAACTCTGGAGTTTATGTGATAAGGTAATTTTATGTTAAAGTTTTTGTAGTTACATTTATTTGTTTTACATTTGAATATTATTAATTATTAAAACAGAAAATATGAAAGCTACATCATCTCAACAAAAAACACTTACATTTTATAAAGAAAACTCTAACTGGTTTGACAATAGCGATATATTTCTAAATGAAAATGGTGTAGTAGTTATCTTGACACCTAAGACTATTTATAAAATAGGTAGAAGAGGTTCATTAACTTCTAAATTATTAGAGGACATTGTAAGTAAATAATAAAATGTTTAATATGAAGGGGGATAATTAATTTTGTCTCCCTTTTTTTGTTTAATATGATGGGGTATGTTTAATATAATGGGGTAACCTTATGTTTAATATAATGGGGTGCAATTCATTATGATTCATACCAAAATTTAATAGTAGATTTATTTTGTTATATGAAAAAATTGTTGTAGACGTATGCACGTGTTTCCTTATTAAGTTATGTTACAAATTTACAATAGTGTTAAAAGATGGCAATTCATAAAAAAAGTTAAATTGCAAAGTTTTTTATTTTTTTTGTTGTGTAATTAAAAATAAAGTGTATATTTGCCTCAGATAGCAATTAAGTTATCTATTAAAAACAAGTATTATGAAAGTAAATTTAGAAGGTAGGTACATATCTACTTATGGTTTTGTTGGAAGAAACAATTTAGAAAGACAAGCAGAAAAAATATTCGGTAAAGATTGGGTGGCAGGAGATGATTTAGACCAAATCCAAATACTTTGTGATTGTATCTCAAATGAACAATATGTTGTTGGAAGTATAGAGACAAGAGATGATGATGATATATTAGTAAGAGAGGTTGATAATTGGTATGAACTTAGTAAAGCAGGTTCTCAAGCGTATAATACAGTACATAATAAAAACCAGACTATAAAAACATCAATAGAATTATTGGATGATGCATACAGAATTATAATGGATTTAACTAAAAGCGATGATGATGATTATCACGATGATGTACAAGATATTCTAAGTGCAATAGATGATGTGCAGTATAAGATAGAAGTATTATTTGAAGATTAATAAAAACTATAAAACTAAATAATATGAATATAAACATCCTTAAAGCAGTACAAATCTACACTACTAAAAAAGATTTTATTGTCTACACTATTAAAGACAATACGATTGATAAAATGATTCTTACAAATGATTTGACAAGGCATAGAAAAAAGTTCGGCATTAATAGTGAGTTTCTGCTGACTGATATAGTAAAAAAACAATTAAGAATAATTAATATAAATTTATAATAATATGGAATACACAAAAGATTTTCAACAAGTAATGGATTTTTACAGAGACACTACACCCAAACAGAAACAAATATTTTTAAATTTAATTAGTGATACATTAATGTTTTTCGATGGTGAAACCAGCTACAATGTAGATACTGAATTCATTACTAATTTTAACGGTACATATCACCAGATTAATATAACAAAAGAATAATAAGATATAAAAACAAAGAAAGCCTTTAGCGAGGCTTTTTTTTTGATTTATGTTTAATATAATGGGGATTGTTTAATATGGAGGGGTGTTTAATATGATACCCTATGTTTAATATGATGGGGGTCGTTTAATATGATGGGGGTATTTTTGTTATTTAGAATGATTCTTGATAATTTGAGTTTAGGGTAGGACGGAGTCTACTCTTTCGAACCTCTCAGTTCAGACCCGTACCCGTCAGTAGTACGGTGTAAAGGTATAATAATTTTTTGATTCTCACAAGTATTTTTTTATTTTTTTTGTTATTTATTTTCATT